GATTTCTTGCAGCTTGGCCTGGACCTTCGCGGCCTCGACTTTAAGCTGCTCCATAGCAATCTGACCGGGGGTGGGGTCTTCGCCGCCCTGCGGCTTGGCAATCTGCTGCATCGCCTTGGCAACCAAGACAGCAATCTGGTTTTCAACTTCGGGCGGCAACTGCTGACCTTCGGGCGGGAGCGCCTGACCAAGAAGCTGCTCAACTTGAACCCGCATCTTGGCGGCTTCATGCTCGGCAATGTGCGCCGCGACCGTCACCAATTCCGGCTTCTGCTGCATCAAAACCGTGTGAGCCGCAATATGGGCATCTTGGTCTTGGTACGCGCCGACTTTGACCGGCTTGCCGTTCAGCAGGTTCTGGTTTTCACTCAGCGGGTCAAGCGGCTTGGCTTCCGTCTTGGGAGGCAGCAGAGCCGCAATCCGCTTCTCATCAATGCCCATTTCCACGTACATCTGGCGATAAGCCTGATATTGGTCGTGGAGCGCAGGAGCTTGAGTGGCAAACCGAAGCAGGGCTTCGGCGCGCATCATGCGCTGGGCAGAAGACGTAATGTTGGGATCGCTGACGGGGATAACGTCAACTTGATCCGAGAAGTCAGCCCGCATCACCATGTTGGGGCCACCGGCCACCGGCCAGGGGTATGGCTCTTCCGGCAGGAACTGGCCGAATAGAGCAGCCATTAGCTTAAATTCGCGCCTGTAAGCGCGGTGGGCGGCTTTGATGGTGGCAGACTGCACCCGGTTGGCCGCTTCCATAAGAGCTACGGTAGTGCCAACCGGGGCGTCCTGACGGCCTTCACCGACCGCAACTTCAGTCATGCCGCCGAGGCGCATCCCGTTTTCACGGGTAGCCTTCCAAAGCTCCATGGACACAGGCGACGGCCCTTTGTAGGGCATGGTCATAATGGCCTGCTGAATAGGCATCCCGCCGGTATCAAGCTCGCGGAACTCGCAGGGACCGATCATGACGTTGTTATCGTCACCCCTCATCCCCTTCACTTTTAAGCCCCCTGGGAACATCTCCAGGGTGGCGGCGTCAATCATCTGCCTTTGCAGAGAAGTCGCGCCCTTGGCCGTATTACCCAAGATATGGGCATAGCCAATGCCATAGAACCCAAGACCGGGAACAAACTTGAAATGCGTGAAATACTGAATCTTGGAGTAGGTCTGGTCTTCTTCTTTCCAGTTCCGGCGGATCGACAGAACCTTTTTAGAACCAGTCTCAACTGTGACGATGTAGGGCAACGGCAGGCCGGTTTCGGTCGGCTCGTCTTCGTCCTCGCCTTCGGCCTCTTTATGCTCAAAGCCAACCAAGTCTAGGTCAACGTGGCACTCATAGACCTCATAAGGAGCTTCATCGGAATCGGTCGGTTTGGTCAGCCCCTGGGTATAGGTAGACTTGTCATCCAGGGGCGAGTTTTTTTCGTCCAGATAATCAGGCTCTTTTAGCTCCACATCGCGGTAGAATCCGCTGATTTGGCGCATCTTCATGTCCTTGGGGGACATATTTATGATGTGCGTGGCGCGAGGGCATGTGTCCAAGTCGTCGGTGCTGAACGAAACAACGAAGTCCTGGGGCAGAATAAACGGGCTAACGACCCGGTTTAGAATCGGGTCTTGGTAGGTCTTCTTGAAAGTGCAGCCAACCAAGGGGAGCCAGAACAGCATTTGATCGTTCTGCTCTACCCACTCAGGCGCACCCTCCATCAGGTAGTAGTTCATGAACTCTTTAACGCGGGAAGCCTGGGCCTCTGTTTCCAACGTCGGCTGGCCAATAATCTGGGTCTTAACGGGGCCACTGGCGGGCATCAATTCGGCGCTGGCAGTCGCGTGCCAACGGATTACCGCTTCCAATAGAATGGGGTCAAATACACCAGCCGCGCCGCTGAATGGTATAGACCGATCTTCAATCTTCAGGCCGAGATACGTCAGGCCCTGCGACAGCATACTCTCCCAATCAGAGCGAGATTTGCGGTCTTCATCGACGTAATCAAGAATATCATTGGCTAGAGATTGAAGGTCACTTTCCTCCATATACTCAGCCAGATTATCGTCATGCTCAATCGGCTCTTCTTCTTCGTCTTCAGGCGCGAAGTCGATAGTCTCGCCGCCGTCTTCATCGGGCGTAATCGACGCGCCTTCGGCAAACGTAAGATCGTCTTGAGGAACAGCCACATCTTCGCCACCGGAATCTCCGCCGGTAACATCATTCAAACCAAGCACAGAAGCAGTCGCTCGATCTATGGCCATGCAGACTTGCCTAAAAATATAAAGATAAGGGACATTCTACCCATAAAGTGCCCCATTTGCACGTTCCGTTACTCTGAACGGTACTTCTTCCATAGCATCAAGGCTGTTTTTAATCCAGCCGCTGGTCTTCATCCGAATAATAGCTTGGCTGGTAGCGTCGGCATCGTCTCGGGAATCTGAAGCCGGGAACGACATTAGAGAATTTACATACTCCTCGGCCCACCGCCTCGGGAGTGTGTAATTCGGAGGCTGGCCGGGGACGTAGAACCGGCCATTCTCAAATATGTCAGTAACCAGCAAAAGGCGGGCGTTCTTATCGCCATACTTGTTTGGGTTAAACCGTGTCGCAGAAATACCGGCGCGGTTTAGGTCGGCAATCAAAGGCTCACCCGTGGCCTTGGCTTCAATCAGGATCATATCCGGCGGCTTGCTATTATTGCCCATCATCGGCACCTCCCGGTTGTCGTCCAAATAATGGGTGGCCAGCCGTTGGGCCATCTTACGCAGGTCGGGGTAGTCCACCCGCCCGCGCCAACGGGACAGCAGAATAATCGACGGCAAATCGGTTTTGTCTTCCGTAAAGATGCCAAACGTCAGGCAAACCGAGTAGGCGCTTTTGTTCTTAGACGTAATAGCCGTGTCCCAGCTTTGAAGGATAAATTCGCATTTCGGAGGCTCACGCTGGTTCCAAATCTTAATCCAATCCCGCTTGATGACGTTACCGGATTCAAGAACCGGGCTTTGTTGGTACAGGCTTTCCCATTGCCGCGCGGTCATCGAAGGCTGTGCCCGCCTACGGGCCAGGGCGATCTCGCTTTCCCACTCCGGCCAGAGGGCTTCCCCAGGCTTACGGCCTAGCGGGTCATTCTCCTTGGCCAGCGCAGGGAGAACAACCTTGTCCCATTTGTCGCCGCCCTTCTGTTTCTCAGCAGCCATAACCCGGCCAATGATGTCATCGAGGTGCCAGCGTGTTCCGATAATCACCATCACGCCGCTGGGCTTCAAACGGGTCGATAAGTCAGACCCCCACCAGTCCCACATATTGTCTCGGACAAGTTGCGATTCGGCATCATCAATGCCTTTGAGCAAATCGTCGCAGATCACCATATCCGCGCGGCGTCCTGTAACCGTGCCGCCCACGCCCGTAGCATAGTACGAGCCGCCTTGCTTCAAGTCCCACCGGCCAGCAGAACGGCTGTCGTCTGACACCTCGATCTCTGGGAACAGCATCTTGTATTCATCCGACAACATGACGTTGCGGACCTTGCGGCCCCATTGTTCCGCGAACGACTCAGTATGGCTGACCGTGATGATGTTGTGCGTCGGGTTCTTCGATAAATAGAACGCCGGGAAATAAAGCGAGGATACCGTGCTTTTACCGTGGCCGGGTGGAAAGCACACCAACAGCCGGTCGCCCTTGCGGGTCATCTTGTCTTGCAGCTTATTGCATAGAAACTCCATATGACGCGGCGGTGGCTTGCCGTGCATGTACGTCATGAAGTCTGAGAAGTTTTCCCGAGCCTGACGGCGGCGTATTACTTCCGCAGCCGCTTGGTCAAGCGTTGGTTCTAAGGGAGACAATTAATTTACTATCTATAGCCGGACGTTTTTTTAGCAATCTTTGAAGGCTGCGCTACAAACTGCTTACCTTCAGCTTTGCCTTTTCGTTTGGCCTTTGTTGTCGCGGCGTACTCTTGCGGAGACAACGCTTTAATCGCTGCCTTCGGCAAATAACGCTCACCCGTGTCCGACGACCGTTTGCCAGACTTGGTAGACCAATCTTGCTTAGTCCAATTCTTGAGAGACAGTTGTGGTTTTTTCATAGCTAGTCTTTATATCCCCCGCCCTTAGCTTTATACGACTTAGCAAGAAGCTGTGCTTTTCTCGCGCTCCACTGCCCAGCCCCTGTGCCCTGAACGGCACGCGCTTTGATGCTGTTGAATAACTGCTTACGCACACCGGGCTTGGTGTAGTTACCCGCAGCGTTTACTTTTGATTTTGCTGCCATAATGAATTTTCCTAACCGTTGGCTCTTGAGGGACCGCTAATCTGGCCTAACCCAATCGGGGTTACGTCAATCATCTTCAGGTCTTCTTGCTTTGACTTCAAAGCAATCAGCCGCATCAACTGTTCATCAGTCATACGGGTCACATCCATCTTGTGGGTGACTTGCACATTTTCTTGCAACACGCCCATAAGCTGCGCTTGGAGCTTCTTAGCCGCAATCGCTGGCGTATAGTCCTTATCAAACATTGCTGATCTATGGATTTCATTCAGATCAGAAATGATACTCTCTCGCGTGATGTCTACAGACGCGGGTTTGCTGGCCTTGGTTTCCTTGGCGAGTTTGATGGCTTCCTGAATGTCGCAACGATCCAGCAGGTACTCTGCTACCGTGCGGTCATCGTAGCCATTAATGATAAAGCCAGCACGTTTACACGCATCCAGGCCGTCGCCGGTCTGCAAGTAGACCTTCACAAACATGGCGTCTCGTTCAACGTCAGGCGGAATCGTTAGCATCTTGTTGTCCTAAAGAGGTGCGACCGAGAGGCAGCGCGGACGGGACCATGACAACTTCTCGGTCGCTTCGGTGCGGGGGCACACCAAATTATGTCGTTCCAGAGCAAACGTAATTATTGTTTTTCCAAGATACGATCATTGCAATCCGGCGTGCATGAGCTTTGCAGACGTTCCATTCTGCAACCGGGTCATTGTCTTCGTCTTCGCCAAACAAAAGATCGTAATTAGGATAAAACTCAAGACAGCAGACAACGCCGCCATACTTGTTGTAGCCGACAAGAACGCCGTCTGGAATTGCATCGTTAATATAAATTTTTGGGAGCGAGAGCATTTTTAACTTTTTCTTTTTCAGCAGCTAAAAAACGTCTGATCGCAAGCTCAACGATTGATTTTTTGTTGACACAAGCATTATCACAAAATTTGTCCAATTCGTCAATTAAGTCCACGGGTACCCTGGCGTTTAACTGGTTGAGCCTATCTTGTGCCATCGCGCCAATCTTTAATCACGGCGGCAATAACCTTCGCCGCCCCACCACAATAGATCGGTGTCCACGGGTCATCATGCGTGATGGCCTGACCAATGCAGTCCATTGACGAATAGACAGACGAAGCCATTGGCCTGCCCTTCTGACGGTTGCCAAGGTTAATCGACGGCACGCCCACCCACGGCGCTTCTATGACACCAGCCGAAGAGTTACCGACAACCAGAGCAACATGCTGCATCTTCTCGATGTATTCACGGTGGTTCATGCTGGTGACGATGCGGGCGCGTTGGCGTTCTTCGCAAAAAGCGTTAATCAATTCCTTAATCTGGTCCGAGCCTGGGTCGTTGTTCACACCACAGAAAGTAATATCGCACCCGCTTCTGTAGTGTTGAGCTAACGCCTGTAGCATCTGTCTGCATTGGGCCACGCCGTAGTCGGGCAGGCGAGTCTCGGGGTGATACGTGACGAGTATCTCGCGCTGATCGCGCCTTGCGCTGTTGCCCTCGATACCGTCCAGGCCGGGGGCACCGCTGATTGTAATGGTGGATGGCTCGATACCCATGCTTGCCAGTTTTACGGCAAAGTTATCTGTAGCCACAAAATGAAGCGTTGCCATATGACTGATGCTATGGCGGAGGGCGTCGTCAAACGCGCCCGCTGTCGTTTCCCCGCCGTGGAGGTGGGCAATGGGTATACCCGAGAACATAGCCGCCATCGCAGCAGCAAGCGTTTCATATCTATCCCCCAGTAGAACGACCAGTTTTGTGTCTTGAGCTTTGAACATAACGGTGAAGAAAGTAATGGCCTGCGCCACAGCAACCGCTGGCGACATGCCATCAGAGTTGAACCTCGTCACCGAGCATCCAGGCAGGGCCTTGATTACGGACTCCAGAGGGCCGTCTTCGGCGCGTGAATTGCTGACAACCGTTACACCGTTAAAGGGCACTATAGCCTCCGTCTACCATCAGTACTTGGCCGGTAATGTACCGAGCCGCGTCGCTGCACAGGAACAGCACCGGGCCTACGATGTCGTCCTCGGTTGCCATTCGACCAAGAGGCACTCTGGATTCGTAACGCTGTCTGAATGTATCCGAATGGTCCCTAAAAATTCCTCCAGGGCAAACCGCGTTACTGCGGACAGGCGCGAGATTGGTCGCCTGCCAGCGTGTGAGCGCGATGAGCGCGCCTTTGCTGGCGGCGTACCACGCGGGCGTTTTTTCGACTTCGGTGCCTTCGTAGAGAGACGGGTCATTGCCTAATACTCCATAGATGCTTCCAATGTTGACGATGCAGGAGGTGGTTGTTTGAGCCAGCCAGTGGTGCGGTCGCCAATCACGGCACTTTGCATTGGCTATAAAAATGTCGGTCCCTACTGGAAACTCGTAGCCTTCGGGATCGTCCAAATCAATTTCAAACTCAGCCCCCGTATCCGGCAAATCCACACCCACAACCACATCCCCCTGCGCTTCGAACGCAGCGCGGAGTGCGCGCCCGAGATGTCCTTCTGAGCCGGTGATGAGTACCCTACGCGCCATTGGAAACCCTCCAGATGCCGTCCATACCAGACGGCGTTACGACTTCCGTTTCGTAGAACAACTCTTCAGTCAGCCGCTCACCGGGACGCAGACCCGTGACTTCAATCTTAATCTCATCACCCGGCATCTTGCCCGACAGACGGATCATGTCCCGCGCGAGGTCCATAATCTTGACCGGCTGGCCCATATCGAGAATGTACGTTGCCGGTTCGCCCGTCGCGGCTTGAAGCACCAACTCAACCGCTTCATCAATCGACATGAAGTACCGCTCCATGTCTTCATGCGTCACCGTAAGCGGGCCACCTTTAATAAGCTGACGCTCAAATAAAGGTACGACCGAGCCGGAGGAACCCAGGACGTTTCCAAAGCGGACAACCGTTCGTCCCGCTTCGCGGCAAATTACTTCCGCCCTGCGCTTTGTCTTACCCATGAAGCTGGTGGGATTAACCGCCTTGTCCGTCGATATGAGAACGAACTTGCTGACGCGGCGTTCTTTGCACGCTTCAATCAAGTTCTTCGTGCCGTGGATGTTGGTCTTGATGGCCTCGCCCTGGTTGGCTTCGACAAGCGGAACGTGTTTCATGGCAGCGGCGTGGAATACGACCTGCTCCTCGCCGCTGCCCATGAACTGGGCGACGGCGTTTTCATCCCTGACATCGGCGTAGATCGCCTTGGCGGTGGGAATCTGCTCAGAGATTGAATACAGATTGAACTCGCAGTTATCGACTAGTACCAACTCCCACGGCTTGTATTGGTTGATCTGCCGCGCCAATTCAGAGCCGATTGAGCCACCCGCGCCGGTGATAACCACGCGCTTGCCGTCCAGCATCTCGCTTACAGCGGTGCGGTCCCTGACGATGGAGCGGCGCTGAAGCAAATCATTTGAATCAATCGGGCGGATCATATCGCGCGTATCTCCGTAACCATCTGCTTCAACTCATCCGGCTCAAGGCTGCAAATCTGGTCAGGTCCAGCCAACGTGCGATCCAGCGTGAAGTGCTTCTCAATCACTTTCGCGCCCGTAGCAGCCGCAAGAACAGACGCAGCAATGCCCTGCGTGTGGTCGGAGAAGCCAACGGTTTTGAAGAAGTCAGCAAGTTTCACAAGTTTGCGGAAATCAACTTTGTGAAGCGGCGTGGGGTATTGAGAGACACAATACAGCGCCGTGTCGATGTAAGCGGCAGAAGAGATAAACTCATGT